AGCGGCACATAGGTGCAGCCGTCCAGGGTTGCCGGGCGTAGCCCGGGGGTCACACTCTTCAAGGGGCCGTAGCCGCAGCCCGGCGCCCAGCCGTCCAGCGCATCGAGCACCGCGTCGCACAACGGGCTGGCGTCTGCCCGCGGCGCCGCGCCGGCGCG